GTTTTTTCAATGAATTCAGACATTACTGCATCCAAAAAGTAAACTAATGTTTCTACCGCATCAGTGTCCTTCCATTCTTCCCAAGTTTCCAAATTTAAAGATGAAAGATCACAAACGAACGATTCATCTTCCGAATTGGAAAGCATAATTTCACTGCAAAGATTGCTATTATTAATTTTCAATCCTTTATCTTTATAAATTTGAGGAGCTTGATTGTTAACATTATCGCTAAAAAAGATATAAGGATAACCAGACTCGAAACGTTTTTTAATGACAAGACCCCAAATTTTACGAGCTTCTTTATCACCATCTTTCATTTTATTCATCCATTCGTCTGAGACACAAACGCCGATAGATAAATCTTGAATATCACATCCATCAGATTTAATCTTTAAAAATTCTTCAATGTCTGGATGATCAATCGGAAGGTATGCGGCAAATGAACCTCTACGAACATTTCCTTGGGAAACTACGTTCATGAGTTTATCAAACAATTCCATAAAATGTACAGAACCTGTAGATTCACCACCAGAAGAGATGGGTGTTCCTCTACCTCTAAGTTTACCGAAATATGCAGATGTGCCGCCACCATGTTTTGTCATTACAGCGGTTTCTGAAACCTTCTCCATGATTCCTTCCATAGTGTCGGGAATGTAAGAACCAAAACAGGAGATCGGAAGACCTCTTTTTCTTCCAAAATTTGACCAGATTGGGCTTGATAAGGAAAAAAATCCTTTTGACATGTAATCCTCAAATTTATCAGCAAATCCAGTTATGTTTAAATATTTTTCTGATGCATCTGCGATATCTCTAATTCTTTGTTCTGCTGTTTCTCCCTCCAACAAATAACCACGTTCTAGAAATTTCCGTGAGTCTTTGTTTAGCCATTCGTATTTGTTTGTCATATAATATTTTTTAATTTTAATTCTTTAATAACTTCGTCTCTAATATCAAGTTGTTCTTCGAGATATTTTATTTTTTTTAATAGATCTTCAATCGTTTCATGCATTGCACATCTATAAGATGATGCTAATTCATCGGCAGTTTTATCTGATGTAAAATGATCCATAATTAACCAAATAATGCATCTTCGTCAAAACATTGTGATTTTTTAGAGTACTCTGTGGGTCTGGAACTGAAAAAATCAACCATATTGTTGCCTAAAAGCTCCTCTGAGAACCACATGGTAGAAGAAATAAGATCTTTGTCAATCTCAAATGCATTTGGAAATCCAATCATTTTAAGGGATTCGTTGATTCTATTCTTAACAAATTCTTTAAGAATAACCGCACTAAGACCTTCTTCTTTGATTCCATTTATCATCCAATCAATAATTTTTGATTCTGCTTCATATGCTTCTTTTGCTTCACTGATTATTCTGTTTGTAAATTCATCGTCGAACAAGTCTGGATATTCTTCTCTAATTGTGTTAATAATTTGAGCACCAACCATACCATGAATATTTTCTTCATTACGAGTGTATTTTACTTGTTGATCGGTATCTTTAAGAACATTTTTAAAACGAGCAAACCAGTTGATTACATAGAACTGAGAGAATAACGAGACGTTTTCAACGAATAAAGTAAACAGTGTTAGTGCGTAAACATACTGCTTCTTTGAATCCTTATAATACCTATGCGTATATTTTTTAAGATATTTCACCCTACCTTCGATCCAATCAAGTTTTAGATTTTCTTCAAAAACATCCTCCAATCCTAAAATAGAAATTAATCTTTCATATGCATTATTATGAATAACCTCGGTGTTAGCCATAACATATCCAAGATCTTGTAATGATGGGTGTGGAAGATTCTCCCCAAGCTTCGACCAAAACGTTTTTACTGCGATTTCTATTTGTCCAATAGCAGACAAGGTTCTAATAACAATCTCTCTTTCTTGTTCAGTTAAAGATACTTTAAATTGTTGTACATCAGACTTAAATGAGAATTCCTTATCTGTCCAAAATCCATTATGCATGCTTTCAATGAATTTTTCTGTCCATGGATATTTGTTTGGTTTGCGTGATACTTGTTCTTCGAAAATCATAGTGTTATATTTAATATAAGATCCCTAATTGTCTTCTATTTTTTGCGAGAAGTCAAAACTTTTTTATTGGAAAATGAATGCTTTTCTAATTCTGATTTATATAATTTATTAGCTAATATTTTTAGGAAATATGCTAAATCTAATGATTCACAAACATTTACAATTCTACTTTCTATATATTTTACCATAGTTTCTGAATATTCCGGAAATAAATAATGTACACATTCATGATAAGCTGTTGATAATAATTCTCTTCTGTAATCTATTTCCAAATCAGTCCAATTACAGGACCCTTCATATTTGTACATTTTTTTAAGTTGAAAAAATTCTGCGGGTTTTCTTTTAACCAATCTGACACATTTTTCATGGATTTCCACTATTTCTTTTTTGGTTAAAGTTTTCATGTATCATACTTATTTTTTTAATTGCATATTTTAACGCGAATGATTAGTATAGTCGTATGTTTACTGTAAAAAACACATTTAAAACTGATATATCAAAATTTTATGAAATTCATGATAATGGAAATGAATTTCCAGTTGCGAGGTATATTAGTACATATTCTAAATATGCTCCATGTTTTCTTTATGTAAACGAAACATTTAAATCTTCGATTTTAAATTTTCTTTTAGATAAAAGTAATTTGATATACAATTCATATTCTGGTAAGTTGAAATCTTTAATTAAAGATCCAGAAGCATTTAAGGGTGGTACGTTTTTATTTGAATATAAAGATATTTTTGTAAAATTAATAGTTAAAAATTCAGAAGATACCAATATAACATTTACCGATTTAAACGGAGAAGTTCATAGTATAGATGAAACGTCTATAGACGATAGACTTAAAGATAATCCCCATAAAACTTATGAGATGATGATCATATACCCATCTAATGTTAATGATTTACATCTAAGAGATTTCGAACCTTTTGTAGACATTTCAAGTTCTTCTAAAATTCATCTGTTTGTTAAAAATAGATATGATGAATATGTTTTTGAGCCGATCAATATGAATATTCCTGATAATATAGATATTGAATTAAATTATGGTAAAAAGTTTTTAAAGATTGAATCTGAAATTATAGAAAGACTTAATAAAAATGATAAAGGATTATATATGTTTCATGGTATTCCGGGGACCGGTAAAAGTACTTTTCTTAAATATCTTACTACTAAAGTAACCAAAGATTTTATTTATATTCCAGCCACCATGATAGAATCTTTTGTTAACAATCCAAGCACTCTTTCTACTTTGTTACAGAAGAAAAATTCTGTTCTTATCTTAGAAGATGCGGAAAAAGCAATCGTAAAGAGAATGGGTGATAGCTACGACTCATCAGCGGTAACATCTCTTTTAAATTTATCTGATGGTATTTTGGGTGATATTTTAAAATGTCCAATAATTCTAACTTATAATTGTCCTAAACAAGACATTGATGATGCTTTAAGGAGAAAAGGTAGATTACAGATTGATTATGAATTTGGATCTCTCACTTTGGATGAATCTAAAAGACTTGCTAAACAATTAGGATTCTCTAAAAAAGAAATAGAAGAAAATATAACTAAAGAAATGGTAATCGCTGAAATATATAATTTAACAAAACAAACGGAAATGAATGAAACTAAAAAGGAAGATAAAGTAATTGGATTTGGATTTTAATATGAATTTTGAATCTCTTTTAAGTTTAGAACATAGTTTTTCTGATATTCTTTTTTTAGAAAAGAATCACAAATATACAATCGCCGGAGAACCAGCAAAAATGTCAGTTTCTCAGGTGATTAAGAATTATGAAAAACCATTCAATTCACAAAAAGCCGCATCTTTTGTTGCTCAACGAGATGGATTTTCAGTCGAGGATGTATTATCCCAATGGGAGTTTTTAAAGGATTATTCCTGTCATAAGGGTTCTGAATTTCATAAATATGTTGAAAATTATTTCAATAGAAAACAAACAAGTTTAGATAGAGATTCTATAAATTTGTTTTTTAATAAGAGAAAGGAATTTAAATCTGATAATTCTGTAGAATTATATTATCGAGAAGTTGCCGTCCTAATTAGAAATTTTATAAACTTTTATAATTGGTGGAAACAAGAACATATTTTAATAAAATCTGAATTTGTTATTGGTGATAAGGAATCTGGTATATGCGGCAGTGTTGATAATCTGTCTTATAATTTTAAAACTAATGAATTGGTTATGTTTGATTATAAAACAAACAAGGAAATTAAAAGAAGTAATCCACGAAAAGAAACATTATTGAGAGAATTAAAACATTTACCTCAATGCGAATTCGCAAAATATAGTTTACAGCTATCTCTTTATTCAACTATTATAGAAAAAATAACTAATTTTAAGGTTCCAAAATCATATATCGTTTGGGTTAATGGGGAAGCCGATTACGAACTAATAGAATGTTTGGATCTGAAAAAAGAATCTAAACTAATACTTGATAGTTACGTAAAAAAATAAAAAAAAATAAAAAAAATATAGAAATGTAATAAAACTAGTGTAAATATTCATACAAACAAATATTATGGACCCAATAACACAAGCATATATGTCAATCCTCAATGAGAGCGTACCAAGTTCAGAAGTTAAAACCGACTTAAAGGTTGGTGCTGCATTTGGTGATAAAGAAAATGAAAAAAACGTGACATCGTTTATTAAAGGTTCAGGACCATGTGAAGTTGATGGTGTTGAAGACCCAGAAGAGGCTCCAGATGAATTAACATCTGATGTAGATTCTTCTTTGAAAAAGCTCAAAGGCGTTAAAGAAGCTAAAAATCCATTTGACGTTTTATTCAATAAAATTGTTTCTGAAGAAACTTTTAATTTTTCGACTGGAAAAGAAAACGGGTTTGAACCCGAAAACGCTTTCGATGATTCTTCTTTAGATGATACTGATGAAACCGAAGAAGATGATACTGATGTTGATGAATTTGCCGATTCCGAAGACGAAGAATCTGAAGAAGTAACTATCACTCTCGATAAAGAACTCGCTTCAAAGTTGATGGAAATTCTTCAAGCCGCTATCGGTGAAGAGGATGAGGGCGAAGAAGAGGGTGAAGAAGAAGGTGAAGAAGAGGAAGCATATGAAGAGGGTGAAGAAGAGGGTGAAGAAGAGGGTGAAGAAGAGGGTGAAGAAGAGGGTGAAGAGGAGCAAACATTCCCAGAATCTTTTGCTTTGGATGATGCCGAAGATGTAAATGTTGATAAAGCCGTAAAGGGGTTAACGGATCCTAAAAGTCATAAAGTAACGGGAACTCTATCAAGCCCTTCTAAGAAGTCCGCAAATGTTCCTAAAAGTGGAAAAACAAATCCATTACAATCGCATAATACTAAACCAGCGGTTAAAAAATTAACTAATAAGAAACAAGAAGTTAAAGATAGTACCGCGAAAAAAGGTGAATATTTTAAATAATAAAATTTTAAAATAAAAAAAGAAAACCCCGCTACAAGCGGGGTTTTTTATTGTAAATATATAAAATGACATTTTTAGAATTCTTCTTATTAAAAGAACAATATCCATTTGCTTTAAAATTAAGTAAAAGCGAAAAAGCATCGATTTCTACTAATACTAGTTCTATTGGTGGTGTTAACCATAGACATCAAAAAACACTACCAGGTGAAAATCAAGTGAATGGTAAAACTAAAAATGTTAATATGGTTGCTAGGTATCTAACCAAACAACCAAGTATAGTATCAACATGCATACAAACTAAGAGGGATCAGCCTTTGAGTTTTGAGGCCGCTCTAGGAGTGTGTAAGGATATATTTAATGATACTCGCGCAATGCCAACTCCAAACTCACGAGAAAAGGGTTTACGCGAAACTGGCGTTTATTTAGTATTAAATCCTGATAATAAAACTTATCGATTAACATTTAGAGGAGTTCAAAATGGAAAATCTTAGATTCTTAGATAAATCCAGAAACGGTCAAGAAAGAAAAAATATTTCCAATTGGTGGAAAGAACAAATTAATATATATGGACAAGAAATTATGTATTATACTAATAATGCACAATTAAGTACGATGAATTCTTTATATGGAGAAGATGTTATTTCTGGATACTCCGAAGGTCAAAAACTAATCATTCAAATAAATTTAAATAATGATGCATATCTTCTATCTAAATTTGGCATTTTAGCGGATAGTGATATGAGTGGAGTTATACATCCAGAACTTTTCACGAGTATTTTTGGTATTTTATCAGAACCTAAAATGGGTGATTTGATTGAATTATCTGAATTTGGTTCGGATAGACTTAACTATCCAAAAAGAGGACCTACTATTTATGAATTAACCGAGGTAATCGATGAATTCCAATTAAATGCAATAGCGGGTCATTATGTTTGGTTCTTTAAAGCTAAAAGATACGACTTCTCCCACGAAACAAATTCTCCTGGACCTGGAGTTGGTAACACTCCAAATGATGATAATGATATCATAGAAGAAATTTCAAAGCAAAATTTTGATTACGAAGAAGATAATCCATGTAGTAATACATCTGTTTATGGGGATTATTGATCTTTTACCTTTTCAATAGAATCATCAAAATAAAAATTGATATTATATTCTTGTTCTAATAGTTTTCTCAAATACATATCCTGAGTTGTTTCGATGTATTTGCTTATAGCTATCGGTTTCAACTTAGATTTAAATGATAATCCTCTCTGTTCTGCTTTATCTGCTATAAGATTAACAGCTTCATATAAAGCAATCCATCTCGCCCATGTAGATGATTCTTCATGTATTGCAGACCATGGTTTTTTATCTTTTTTATATTTCATATTAAATTATTATCTAGATCTTCTTTGTCTTGTAGTGACACACCTTTTGAAGAAACGGGTAATGACATAATTTCAGTTTGTCTTGCTACTACAAATTGTATTTTTACTGAATTTTTCTTTTGACATTTAACACATAAAAATTCAGAAGTGTCTATTTCATCTGGTAAAAATGTCATAATATTTCTATGATTACAATATGCACAATCTAATATAGTTGATAGAGGTTCCAATACATCCAATTCTTTTTGTAGTGTTTGATGCGCTAGATATGAATTTATTGCATTACCTATAAATGAAAATAGAATATATTGACATGAAAATGATAATAAGAATATAGTAATAAAATTACCTCCTATATTCATACCACACCATCCTATTACTGTGGATAAGGTTAATACTATCGCTGTAGATTTTAAAATTCTTTTCGTATTTTCTTTCATATAATATATGATATGAAAGTTTTTAAAAAATGTCAATGATTATTTCGGTAATCTAATTTTTACCTGAGTTCTTTTAAATAAATCGGGGTTATTATCTTCTGAAGCATTCATTTTAATTTCTGGTGTTTTTTCTACCCCTAATTCAGAAATTTCATCTATTCGGAATGCTACTTTTTTAATTGCGTTTAAAATTTTTCTAGAAAAATTAGATATTTTTTTAAACTCATTTTTCTGGTTTATATTTAAAGCTTTATTATTTTTATATGAATCTTGTAATTTCTGAATAGCAGAAACTATAGAAACAAACCCATTTGATAATTCATCATTTATAGTTTGGAGTTCCCAAGGTACGGATGGTGGATTACTGGGTTGCGGTGACTCTAATTCAGATGCTCCTAAATTTTGGTATGAATAATTATACCCATCCTTAGTTGATGCGGGTGCAAAATCTTTTCTAGGCGCAGAGCTTGTAGCACCATATTGTTTATTAATATTAGTATCGTATATTTCGCTTACTAATTTTTCAAAATTCATTTTACAATGCCTACTTTAGATAAATTTCCACATCTCGCGCAAATCCATCTACATTCATTTACAACTTCTTTTGTTTTTGGATTTTTGATTTGACTGACTTTACCTTGTACATGTGCTCCACAAAATGTGCATCCAATTGGTTTATTTTCCAAAACCTGATATTGATAATTATTATTCATCTTAATACTTACTTATTTAATTCCCGGTTTCCATACTTCTTTGGTTGTTTCTTCAGTTTTATTAGCATATGGCGTTAATTCTTTAAACTTATGTGTGATAAATCTACATAGTTCGGATCTAACGATATCAGCTTCAGTTAACTCCATACAGAATATACCATTTTCTTTAGATTCATCATTATTAAACAAATCATATACTTTAGAAAATCCAGATTTTCCAGCAGGAAGATCACTTTGTTCCGGATCTCCGCATAAAAATACTTTTGAAAATTCACCAATTCTACTCATGATAGTATGAATCTCTCTAGTTGAGAAGTTTTGAATTTCATCTGCACATATAAATTTAGCAGAAAAATGTAACCCTCTCGCAAAATTTATAGGACAAATAGTTATTCTATTATCTTTTTGTAGTCTATCCACCTGAGCTTTATTTAAAAGTTCTGAGAATTTATCGTGGAATGGTGTAAGATACACATTAAATTTTTCCATAATATCTCCAGGGAGAAATCCTAATTTAGAATCTGAAGATTCAACTGCGGATCTAACCAATACGAGATCTGATATTCTCTTTTTATTCAGAAGAGTTAATCCACAATACATCGATAAAATTGTTTTGCTGGTCCCCGCAGGACCTTTTAATAAAAGAACTTTTGTTTTCTTATCTAGAAAAGTAGAAATAATTTCTTTTTGTTTATCAGTCCACGGTAGTTCTTTAATTGATAATTCATAATTTATTTTTTCCTTTTGAAAAACATATGGAGAATTATCTTCCGTTGGTTTGATTGCGTTTTCGTTCTTTAGTTCTTGCGAACTAACTGACTTTTGAAGACGGACTTTTTTTTGTTTCATTAAGAAATTTTTATGCTTTAGGTGCGGTGCTGTATGCAGACTCTGGGGCTTTAACTGTGCTAGAATTTGATTGTGTTGTATTGGTAGTTGTTGATGGTTTATTGTCAGGATTTGTTTGTTCCGGTTGTTGGGTTTGATCTTGTTTTTTAAAAAAACCATTTTGTTCTAGAACTTTATATGCTTCTTCGGGTGTTTTAACACCGAATGCTGCTACTAATGCTTTATCAAATTCTTCTGGTGTTTGTTTAACGTTTCCCTTTATTAATACCCCCGCTACCGTATTCATAACATCGGTAGCATTACGGAGTTGAGGGTTTGATGCAATAGGACCTTTTGCCGCAGTAGGATTAAAAATTATATTACCCTGTTCGGTTATATAGTTTTTAATAGTATCGTTAAATTTATTCATAATGTTATTATATTATATTTACTTTAATTTACAAGAAATATATATTACCAATTTTTACAACTTAAATATTTGGCTGTTCCTGGTTTTGCGGTTGAACATTTATGACGTGCGCGAAATGATTTTTTCCTTTTAGTATTTCCACTTTTTCCAGTAACCTTTACTCCCTTTTGTCCGAAATGAACTCTCTTATATCCTTTACCTTTTGGATTTTTTACGCACTGCATCCATTTCTTTCCCTTTGCGGTTGATGATGCTTTTTTAGTTGGTCCGGTGCATTTAGATTCTTCTAAAATAGAAGAAACTAGTAGATCAAATTTATGGGTCTTCATAATTATAATTATACTTAAATTGTAATTTTTAAACAAAATATAAAAAAGTGATATTCTATAATGGTAAATATATATAACATATGTCAACAAGAACTATATCATCACCCGGCGTTCAGATAACAGAACAAGATCTTACTTTAACAACTCGGCCTCTCGGAGCAACAGATATTTTATTAACTGGCTTTGCGCCTCAAGGACCTTCTGAAGATGTAGTGGTAATATCTGATATTACTGAATTTGAAGATATTTATGGTGTTCCCACCACTCCAGCCGAAAGATATTTATACCATTCCGCAAAACAAATTTTAAATACTTCTCCTGCCAATCTTCAAATATGTAAATTACCATATGGTCCCGATGCGGGAACTGGATATTCAAATCAATATAGTGCTTTAGTATATCCAGTTACTGGTTATAGTGAAACCGTTCAAACATTATCAACATATAAATCAGTAACTACAAAAACAATAGTTGGATTTAGTCTTGATGAGTTATTAGCTAGTTTTAAATCTTTAGGATATACCGATTTAACTTCTACAGGTGATCTATTAATTACAACAGGTCAAACTATCACTTCTTCATTAGTCAAAACTGCGTCTGCATATTCGGTTCTACAATCTAATGGTAATACCACATGGTATTTACCATATTCTACACTCGCTTTTGATGCTAGTACTTTTGTGTCTTATCCAAGTGCATTATCAGAATGTAACAGATATGAATTACAAGAACCAATTTCAATATTAATTGATGATACTTTACATTCAAATATATTATCTAATAATATTGACTGGAAAGATAGAACCGCTGGTTGGTCCGTTGCGCTATCTTCTAGTGGTACTCAATATCTAACATTTTCAACCGCAAATGGATTAAGCAGCATAAAATCAGCAGATGATTTTTTCAAAGCTGGTCTTATAGTTATAAATGAATCTAAAAGAAGTGTGAACGATGGTTATGAAGGTTATTATATTGGTATGTGTGATAACATTAATATTAATCCATCAACTGATTATGATAGCGTAACTGCCGTATATACTACACAATCTCAAATATCGTCAATTAACGAATCATTCGCTAAACAATCCTTTTTAAGGATACCCGAATCTCGATTTAATTTCAAACTAACTCAAAAATATACAGAATTTGGTAGTAATAGTATTTCTGAAAAATTAGAATCAATCCCAACCGGTTTTGATTTTAAATCTGATAGTTATGATGATAGTTTAGTTATTGCTCTTTTCAGATTAAAAACTTCGATATATAATCAAGATACTGTAACTCTAGATTATAATATAGTTGAGGGTTATACCGGTTCCATATGTTCCAATAGAACACAAAATAATCCAGCATTCGGATTACCAAAAACTTCATTCATTGATACGCAAGTATTTAATAAATCATCTAATCTTAGAGTTATAACTAATCCTTATATATCTAATGCTCCTAATTGGTCAACTAGTGTTGGTAAACCAGCTAAGAAAATTAGACTTAGTTCTAAAATGAAATCTTTATATCCATCAAGTGTTTATATTGCAAGTAATAATAATAAGTCTAAAGATTTAGGAAATATTCCTCTTAAATTACAAAACGTTTTAAATCAGATTCAAAATCATGATTCTATAAATATAGATGTAGTTGCTGAAGCTGGATTGGGTACTATTTGGGCTGGAGCAAAAGCAAGAAGAGAAAGAGAAAATGATACAAAAGAATTTATATATGATGATACATATTTTGTAGATACTACTGATTTAAAATCAACAACTGGTGAAATCGTTACGGGTATAAATTCCGATTACGGTTCTGTTTGTAATAAGTTTACAACCTTTGCGAATGAGAGAAAGGATCATTTATTTATCGCAGACCCACTACGACATATCTTTATTCAAGGTAAAGACTATAAAACAGTAAACCGTAAAGGGTTTATATTCTCCACCGATATATACTGGGCTATTAGAAATCAATTTGCGGCATATCAATCTAGTTATATGGCAACATATAGCAACTGGTTGAAAATTTCAGATGATTTTTCAAATGAAGGAGCGTGGGTTCCTCCATCTGGATTTATATCCGCTATTATTGCATCAACATCACAAATCCATTTCCCATGGACTGCTCCTGCGGGATTGAATAACGGTACATTAACAAATGTTTTAGATATTGGCGTTGATGCTACACAAAAACAATCTGATATTCTATATAAAATAAACGCTAACCCAATATCATTCTTTGGGACTGATGGGTTCGCGGTATTTGGTCAGAAAACATTATTCCGTAAACCATCTGCGTTTGATAGAATTAATGTGAGAAGATTGTTTTTAACATTAGAAAAACAAACAAAAGCATTGTTAAAATATTATGTTTTTGAACCTAACACATTCTCAACTAGACAACGATTGATTGGTTCATTGATACCTATATTCGATAAAGCCAAAATGAATGATGGTTTATATGAATACCAGATAGTTTGTGATGAAAGAAATAATACGCCAGAAGTTATTGATAATAATGAACTTGCTATTTCTATCTATATTAAACCAGTTAGAACTGCTGAATTTATATTAGCAGACTTTATTGGTACGAGAACTGGTGTTGTATTTTCTGAATTAATCGGATAATAACAATATAACAAAATAATAACAACAAAAAATAAAAACTTCACGGTTTTTATTTTTTGTTGTATAGTGTAGTCGTGTTTATGGTGTATGTTTTTATCATACATCATAACCCCCGATGTTTTATATATTAAAAACTCTGATTTTTTAATAAAAATATATATCTAAATATTATATTTCATTAACTGACATATAAACATATAAATCATTATCAAAAAATAATATTTTTAACTGAAAAATCACATAAAATGTATGCAAAATAGATAAGTATTTTTACATATGTCTGGATTACTAAACACATCAGGAATTGAAAATTTTTATAATGCTGCTGCAACAAATGATTTTGCACGTCAAAACTTATTTAGAGTAGTTTCGTTAGGAGGAAATCGATTTACTACAAATGAATTAATGTATGTAACTGCCACAACATTACCAGGTAGAGCTATAAACAATATACAAGTTCCTTTCATGGGATTACAATTCAATGTCCCAGGAACTGCTCAATATCCAAATTCAAATGGTTGGAATATTACATTTAGAATACCTCAAAATCTATCAATAAGAAGAAAATTTGAAGATTGGACTAAATCCGTATTCGATGATTCCACTAGTACTGGATCATACAATATCCCCAGTAAAGATTCAGACAATCAAGTTATTTTAACTCTCATCGATAAACGAGGAAATGCATTAAGAAATTATACTTTATTTGGTGCTTATTGCTTAAATACTGGTGATATGACATTAGATATAACGACTGCTGGTGATATTATAACTCAACAAGCAACAATAGCATATCAATATTGGAGATTGACTTAATTTTTTACAATAAAGCTATAATAATATGTTAGAGCGATATAAAAGTCCATATTCATATTATTTAGAACTACTAGGACAATGGCCAACTGGTCTTGCTTTAGCGAGTCAATGGTTTATATCTTTTAATCTGGATTCTTTGAAAAGATCTCAAATGTTTGGAGATCTTTCTAGAAAAATAAATATTTTTGAAAAACAAAGCGATTGGAATCTAAGTAGAGACGGCGCATTATATTTAACTAGTGATAGTTTACATCATTCGGATAGCAATCTGACTGGATGTATTTTTGCAAATCAAGTTATTTTACCGAAGGAAAATATAAACATATCTAAGGGTAGTTTATCTTATGGTGGTTATCAAGCGCCATCTGTTGCGTCCACTAGAAGCGAACATGACACTTTAAGTGTTACTATGTTAGAAACCAATGCTTCATTTCTGGATTTAATAATAAGACCTTGGATTATTTCAGTTGGATATTATGGGCTTTTGGCTAGAGATGTAGATTCCCCCAAGCGAGTAAAAATAGATAATGTTGATGTTGTAATGTTAGCTAAAGCTGGACAATATAATAAAATGCAAATAAGAAAAGTATATAGATTTTATAACGTAGCTCCAATTTCAATTGAAGGCGAAACTTATTCATATGCACCAGAAGGTTTAAAATATAGTACAGTTTCGTTTTGTTATGATAACTATAGTGTGTCAGATGCCGGTACTAGATTTTTACTAGATCTTAAGTAATTTATTTTAAATGATATATTTTAATCATATATTAGAATTACCTTATTCAAAGGTGATTTTAAAATTTAAAGAACTAACGACGACACAACAACTTTTTTTATGTAAGTTAAACCTTTCTTTACAAAATTCACCATCAGAATTATATGATTTTTATATTTCAACTCTAGATATTATATCAGATTGTGTTAATAATTATCAAGATTTTAAAAAAATAGATATACTTGAATATGTTTTATTTATGACAAAATTAAGATGTATCAGTAATGGTAATATTATAGAATTTATGGTATCTAATGAAAACGATGAATTTGCAAAAAAGAAAATAATTTTAAATTTAAATCATTTCATTAAAAAAATATTAGACTTTAACGAAAATATATTAAACGGTGAAAATAATTTGATACAAGAAAAAGATATAAATGTCTTATTAAAGTGGCCGTCTATTAACTGTATTGAAATGTTTTTGAAGTTATTAAAAAATGAAAATGTAAATTATGATTTTTTAGATGATATAATGTATGAGTTTATTTCACATTTAGAAATAAACAATACAACAGTATATTTTAATAATTTTGATCCAGCACAAAAAAAAGAAATAATTAATAAGTTTACGGTTAATTTTAAAAATAAAATACAAAATAAAATTTTAGAAATTTGTAATTTATTAATAGATGAGGAATTATTAGATATAGATTTTTTAAAGAATTATAAATTTAATTTTTTTAATTTGAATTTTATAATGTTTGTAAAGTTATTTTTTTCATTTGATATGAGATCAATATATAAAGAAATATTTTTATTATCATCAAATGGATTAGATTCTAAATACATCTTAGATATGTCACCCAACGAAAGAAAAATATATTTTTCAATTATAAATGAAAATAATAAATCATCATCATCAGATTCACCTGAAGATTCTGGAGTTGGTAACAATAAAACATTAGAAGATTTAGCGTTTGAGTTTAATGAGTTTACTGATAAATAATATAAATTATGAATACTGATATAATCAATTTTAATGATGCATTAAATTTAATAAATTCTGTGACTAAAGAATTTACAGTTGATATTTGGATTCCATCCATTAAAAAAACAATTAAATTTAGAGAAATGGATGCTAAACAGCAAAAAATATTATTAGGTGTTGCGATTGATAATTCAATTTACAATAATGGATTTACAAACTCGTTCTATGAAATATTAAAAGATAATGTCGTAGAATCTGATATAACGCCAGATTTTTTAGAAACATTATCCTTAATTGATAAAGCATGTATTGCTATTTCACTACGAAAGCAAATATCAGAAAACATTACAGTTGTGTTTGATTCAAAAAATAAAATATCCAGTAATTATAAATTAGATGATATTATTGAAAAATTTAAAACTTGTGAAATCCCTAAAGACCATATCGTGGAGGTTAATAATGAAAAAAATAGTTTGAAAATTTTATTAAAATATCCAACTATTAAAACTGAATTAGAATTTGATAAAGAGTTCTCTAAAAATAATAAAAAAGCGGATCAAGTTAAAACACAAACTGATGTTCAAGATATTATTACTGAAGCATTTATATCGGAAACTACAAAATATATAAATAAATTATGGGTTTCCGATCAAGAAATATTATTTGATAATTTATCCGCTAAACAAAAAGTTCAAATAGTGGAAAGATTTCCAAGTAATATAATGCAAAAAATTCTAGAAACAATATCAAATTGGAAAAACGTTTCTGATAATATTTTAAAAGTTAATTTTGAAGAACATTCAAAGGTCATTGCGATTGATAGTTTATTATTTTTGAATTAACATCAAAAAAGATCAGCATATATAAGTATATAATATATGTCTGATATTTTAGAAGTTTTATCAAAATTAGAATTTAATGGTACGGTAGATGCTAAAACATTTATCAATCAAATATTTTTTGAAAATGATCAAACGCATCTTAATGATTTACGCAAATCATTTAAAACTAAATTTTTAGATAAGTTTGAAAAACAATTAAATTCTATAACGACAAAAGATATAGATAATATATTTGATCCTCTGGGTCTTTCAAAATCTGTTAGAAATATAGATGAATTGAAGAAAGATTTACAGGAATATAAATCTAAACTTAAAAAAACTTTAAAGAAAGCAAATAAAGATTTAGATGATTTAGAATCAGATAAAACTGGCGGTCAATCTAATGATAAACCCGCAACCCCCGAAGCACGTCCACCTCAGTTAGAACAATCACCACAAACTGATAATACTATTGGTGAGCAACAAACTATAGGTGAAGATATAACTACCGTTGAATTCTCTCCAAAAACTTCTGCTTATATAGATGATCTATTTGATACTTATGTAAATAAAGTGATAGACAAATCAGATAAAACTAATGAATTATTAGAAAATTATAATAATAATAATAAGGTTTTAATTGACAGAAGAAAGGGTGAAGATGGTAGTTTTATAATGAATTTATTGGGGGTTGTTGGTGCTTTGCTTGCGACTGGAATTGGGGTTTCTTTACTTGCTGCGAATTGGGAAGATCACGTTAAACCTTGGTTAGAAGATTTTTTTGATAAAAAAGGAGCTTTTGATTTCTTGGATAAATATAAAGGTATAGGCGAAGCAGTTGGTAAATTTTTTACTATGGGCGGTTTAAATGTTGGTGGAGTATTATTTAAAAGTCTTGGTAATTTATTAGAATTTACATTAAATATATTCACTAAATCCGGACCGGGATTGGCTTCTTCGGTGGCTTCGGATATGACATTATTAGTACCTAAAATTGTTCGAGCCACGAGTGGAATGATAGGTAGTGTTTTAAAATACACTTTGGGGTCTTTTTTTGAAGGTGGGTTGGGTACTAAAGCCGCTGTTAATGGTGCAGAAGGTGGATTTAAATCACTTTTACCTAAAATCGCGGGTGGTTTATTTCGAGGAATGGGATCTGTAGCCCTTAGAGGAGTACCAGTAGTTGGTTCCTTACTTAGTTTTTATTTTGCTTTGGATCGATATGAAAAAGGTGATTATATTGGTTCTTTAATTGATGTTGTGAGTGGCTTGGGTGATTTGTTATATTTTACTCCCCTGGCACCTCTTGCTCTACCTATATCATTAGGTGCTGCGGTATTGAATGGTTTTTTAGATTATAAGGCTACGGGTAATACACCAGAGGAAAAACAACAAAGTAAAAAAAATATATTGGGAGGTATTGCTACAGGAACTTACAACCTAATTAAAAGTATACCTTTTATTGGCGCTTTAATTCGTGGTTCGGAGGGTTATGTGAAATTTGGTATGGCGATGGCATCTGATGGCAATGCGGGTGATGTTATCGCTGGATTAAAAATGATGGAAGATAGTCCTTTTTCTATATTTCCCGCTATATTTTTACCGTTTTATGAGGCGGCAGTATCTACCGATAAACAAGGAAATAAAAAAATAAAATTTGGTAATTTATATGTAGCATTAGGAAAGAAAATTTTGTCGGGTATGCCCGATTGGTTAAAATCTATTGTTGCTCCTTTTTTCGGTATAGATTCTCCACTTGACGAACTTACCGCAATAGAATCTCCAAAAGATTTAAAATCTAAAATATATGAAACGGAACGTTTAGCAAAAAAGAAACAAAAAGAAATAGATACTGGGGGTGTAATCGATTCCGATAAAGAACAAGCCCAAGCCGAAGTCGATGCATTAGTCGAACGACTAATTAATCTTAAAGAGTATAGTCGTTTAGAAAAAGAAAAACAACTCGAAAGAAACACCAAACGTCAAAATGATGAATTGGAAAATTATAAACGTATGGGTGAGGAAATGGATAAAAAAACATATGAACCAACACCAAGCATTATACCTAAATATGATAAAGATGGTAAACTAAATCCAAGAGGAGGTCAATTACAATGGCCGGATGATGTTAAACCCGGAACCGAAGATACTTGGAAAGGTGTAGAATCTGAAAACGTTGATGATAATATCGAAATGGGGAGCATTAAGATTTTTAATGGTAATCGAATAAAAACAACTCATAGAGATGATGCAACAGTGAGTGCTAAACCAAATGGATTTATAGATAAAGGATTAAAAGATCTTTCCAATATAATGAAAAGTGTTGATAGTAAATTATCAGACTTAATTAAAGTTCAAAAAACATCTTCCGCTTCTACATCTCCAGTAGTCATTAATAATTCAACAACTTCTAATAATTCTAATAATAATAAAAAAGAATATCTTATGTCAGCAGTTCGAGATAGTAATTGGTTAAATAGAATGAATTACTATAGCGCAACATTGCAATTGAAATCTGTATAATATGGCATTCTCATCTAATAAATTCGCTAAAGCAACTACGCATAGTTTTAAATTTGGTAAACTTAATATATCAAAAGCTTATTCCACACTTGAACCAACTAACGGTATCGGTTTAATTGATATTTTAAATACTTTCAAATGGAAAAATTGGGGCGCGGTTACTGAAGTTCCTCATATATATGCACAAGAAAGAGAACTTACATATGGAGTTTTTACTAATTCGATATTAAGTTTAATCGAACAAGGTAAAAATATTTTTTCCAATGAAGGTCTGGATATATATTCTCAATTATATAAATCAGAACCTACTAAGTTTAATTATGTTTTTCCTTATCTACTAGGTGATGGTAGTAATATAAAAACTATAAGTAATCATTGGAGTCAGGTTGGAGCGGGTATTATGGAAATGGTTAATGGTATGTCGGGAACGAGTAAAAAGGTGGATGATAAAAATCCATTTTTTGCAAGTGCAGTTGCTGCCGGTATTGATTTCACAGGTGGAATTATTTCTCCTGGTTGGGGTATGGAAGAATTATTTAAATTTGAAAATACAGCAAGACAATCCTTACCTATATCTTTTCCTCTTTATAATACTGGTGATATTGAAGATATATATTCAAATTT